GCGACTGGGTCCCTTAGCAAATTGAGGCACTTTACCACCATTCCAACTAACATGTTAGCGATCCGGCGACCGCGACCCCCGTGCCGGCCTGCGGTGGCTTGGGCCATGTTTCTGACAAATGATACATAGTTATTTCATATGGAACATAACTGTCCTATAATGACCCAGAAAATCGCATATAGGGTCCCTGAACCGTGAACACAGAAGCTAGTGAAAAGGTACTAAAGTTACAACTTAGGCTTGCACAGTTAGATCAGCAGGAGGCTAGTAGAAATAATTTTTTACCATTTGTAAAAGACATGTGGCCTGAATTTATTGCTGGCAGGCACCATAAGATTATTGCTGATAAGTTAGAGCGCGTTGCGAGTGGCGAGTTAAAGCGTTTGATTATCAACATGGCTCCGCGGCACACGAAGTCTGAGTTTGCATCATTTTTATTTCCTGCTTGGATGATGGGCAAGAATCCTAGAATGAAGATCATTCAGGCGACACACACGACGGAGTTGGCTGTAAACTTTGGTAGGAAGACAAAGAACTTATTAGATACGGACGAGTATAAGTCTGTTTTTCCTGACGTAAAGTTAGCGGCTGATTCCAAGGCCAGCGGACGGTGGGACACGAGTGCTGGTGGTATGTATTACGCTGTTGGTGTTGGTTCGAATTTAGCGGGTCGTGGCGGTGATTTAATTATTATTGACGACCCTCATTCGGAGCAGACGGCTATGAGTGCGAATGGTTTTGCGGATGCGTGGGATTGGTATACTGGGGGTCCCCGGCAGCGATTACAGCCGGGTGGCAGCATAGTTTTGGTACAGACGCGTTGGTCTGAGAAGGACATGACGGGTCAGTTGGTACGTGCGATGGCTAAGGACCCTTTGGCGGATCAGTGGGAGATTGTTGAGTTACCTGCGATATTTGAGGATGGTAAGCCTTGTTGGCCGGAGTATTGGTCGCTTGGTGATTTAACCGCGGTCAAGGCATCTATTCCACCTATGAAGTGGAATGCGCAGTATCAGCAGAATCCTACTGGCGAGGAGAATGCGATTGTGCCGCGGGAATGGTGGAAGCGTTGGGAAAGTGAGCGGGTCCCTAACTTGCAGTATGTGATACAGAGTTATGACACGGCGTTTAGTAAGCGGGAGAGTGCTGATTACAGTGCTATTACGACATGGGGTGTGTTTTATCCCGAGGAAGATGGTGGGTCCCCTGCGTTAATTTTGTTAGACAGTAAGAAGGGTCGCTGGGATTTTCCTGAATTAAAGCGCGTTGCGTTTGAGGAATACAAGTTTTGGGAGCCTGATACCGTTATAGTTGAGGCGAAAGCTAGTGGGACTCCTTTGACGCAGGAAATGCGTCAGGTTGGCATTCCGGTAGTGAATTTCACACCGAGCCGTGGTAATGACAAGATAACGCGTTTACATTCTGTGTCTCCATTGTTTGAGGCTGGCATGGTATATGCGCCTGACAAGGTGTGGGCGGATGAGTTAATAGAGGAGATGGCGGCATTTCCCAACGGCGAGTTTGACGATTTAGTAGACAGTGCAACACAGGCTTTGATGCGTTATCGTCAGGGTAACTTTGTTCAGTTACCAACAGATGATTGGCAAGAAGAGGAAACATCTGCTAGGGTGCGGGTATATTATTGACGGAGACGGTAATGGCTATTGGCGGATTAATGGATACGAACGTTCCGAGTCAGTTGGACGAGGCTGATTTATTGGCGGAATTGGAGATAGAGATACCTGATTCCGGTCAGGACATGTCTTTGTTTGCCATTGACGAAGACGGGCCTGAGATAGAGATTATTGAGGATGACGACGGCAGCGTTGTTGTAGATTTTGATCCGACGGACCAGCGCGGTGTTGACGATGATTTTTACGGCAACTTAGCGGAGGAGATGCCTGACCGTGAATTAAACCGGATTGCCAGTGATTTGTTGGGCGCGTTTGATTCTAACAAGGCTGGGCGTCAGGAATGGGAAGACGCGTACACAGACGGGTTGGATTTGTTAGGGTTTAATTACGAGGAGCGGACACAACCGTTTCGTGGAGCCTCTGGTGTGACTCATCCGTTATTGGCGGAAGCGGCCACGCAGTTTCAGGCGCAAGCGTTTAACGAGCTTTTGCCAGCCAGCGGTCCGGTTAAAACGCACGTTATGGGCAAAGAGACCCGTGAGAAGCAGGATCAGGCCAAGCGCGTCCGTCAGTATATGAATTACTACCTTATGAACGTGATGGAAGATTACACGCCTGACATGGATCAGATGTTGTTTTATTTACCGTTAGCGGGCAGCACATTTAAGAAAACGTACTTTGACGAGACGTTAGGCCGTGCGGTAAGTAAGTTTGTTCCAGCGCAGAACTTGGTTGTTCCTTATGACACGTCTGATTTGGACACTTGTCCGAACATCAGTCAGGTTGTGCGGATGGATTTAAACGATCTACGCAAGAAGCAGCTTGCTGGTATTTACATTGACGTTGATGTTATTCCTGCGCAGGGCGAACTTAGTGAGGTTGATTCCGAGATTAACCGGATTGACGGCGTAGAGCCCGGACAGATTGATTACGACTGTACATTGTTGGAGTGCCACGTTGATTTAGACCTTGACGGTTATGAGGACATGGACAGTGACGGGGAGCCTACGGGCATTAAGATACCGTACATTGTGACCATTTCTCAGGACAACAGTGAGGTATTGTCTATTCGGCGTAACTTCCTTGAGGACGATCCTGTTAAGAAGAAGATTGCGTATTTCACGCACTTTAAGTTTTTGCCGGGATTTGGGTTCTACGGCTTGGGCTTGATCCACACCATTGGCGGTTTATCGCGGACAGCGACCAGCGCCCTTCGGCAGTTGATTGACGCGGGTACATTGTCGAACCTTCCCGCTGGTTTCAAGGCCCGCGGTTTACGAATCAGGGACGACGACGAGCCCTTACAGCCGGGGGAGTTTAGGGATGTTGATGCACCGGGTGGTGCTATTCGTGACAGTTTAATGCCTTTACCGTTTAAGGGTCCTGACCAGACGTTATTTAATTTGTTAGGTTTTGTTGTTGAGGCTGGTCAGCGGTTTGCGACCATTACTGACATGAAGGTTGGCGACGGTAATCAGGGCGCGGCTGTTGGCACAACGATTGCGATGTTGGAGCAGGGTTCGCGGGTCATGTCCGCGGTTCACAAGCGGATGCATTATGCGATGCGTCAGGAATTTAAGATTCTGGCTCGTGTAATGTCGGAGAGTTTACCGCAGGAATATCCGTATTCTGTTGCTGGCGACGACGTTTCTATTATGGCTAGTGATTTTGACGACCGTGTAGACATTATACCTGTGTCTAATCCGAATGTATTTAGTCAGGCGCAGCGGATTGCTTTGTCACAGACTAAGATGCAGTTAGCGTCTCAGGCTCCTGAGTTACATAACATGCACGAGATTTACCGTGATATGTATGAATCTTTGGGCATTACGGACGTTGATCGTATAATGAAGGAGGTTCCTGACGAGGAGCCGCGGCCCTTGGACCCAGCGCAAGAAAACATAAATGCTTTAGACATGATGAAGTTACGGGCCTTTGAGGGTCAGGATCATCAGTCGCATATTATGGCTCACTTGGTATTTGGCGCTAGTCCGATGGTTGGTCAGTTACCGCCGGTTGCTATGATGTTACAGAAGCACATTTTGGAACACATAAAGATACAGTCTGAAGAACAGGCTATGCAGCAGATGCAGCAGATGCAGGGCGCGGATGAGGCACAGTATCAGGCGGTTGTTGCGCAAATGATTGCGCAGGGTATGCAGCAGGTTAAGGAGCTTTCTGGACAGCTTTCTGGCGAGGGTCCTGATCCTCTGGTACAGTTGAAAGAGAAAGAGCTTGAAATTAAGGCACAGTCGGAGCAGTCTGACGCACAGTTGGATCAGGCTAAGTTGCAGCTTGACCAGAGCAATCAGCAGATGCGTGGACAGCAATTCCAGCAGCGTCTTGCAAGTCAAGAACAGCAGACGGACAAGCGCATTCAGAGCGCGATGGACCGTGAATTATTAAAACAGCAAGGAAGATGATATGGCTAAAGTAAGAGTAAACGGGGCCCCTGCGGCTTCCACCCCGAAGGCAGTAACTTATGCGGAGATTAAGAATCAGGGTCGTATTCCTTACGGAAAGACTGCTAATGTCAAGGTTCCTACCAAGACTTCGCGCTTGACGGCCCGCGGCATGGGCGCAGCAATTAAGGGCGGCAGTTACATAGCTATGGTCTAGTGGAGACTTTTTCTGGTTTATAATGTTCTAGGCTCCTTATAGGGGAATTGTGCAATGATCGACCCTGTAAGTGCGTTTGCTGTAGCGTCCGCTGCTTATACGGGCATCAAAAAAGTTATCGGACACGCCCAAGAATTAGAAGGCATATCTAAACAATTAGGTTCGTGGTATGGCGCTTGCGCTGACATTAACCGTGCCCAAACGCAACGCAAGAACCCCACGTTCTTTGAACGAGCCACGCAGGGTCAGTCTATCGAAGAAGAAGCTTTGCAAATATTAATTCACCAAAAGACTTTAAAGGAACGCGAGTTAGAGATAGCGGCAATGATAAACATGCGGTTTGGTTGGGGGACGTATGACGAGATGTTGGACATGCGTCGGGAGATCAGGGCTGAACGGGAAAAGACGGCCTTTGCACAGGACGAGGCCAAACGGCAAATTCAGAACAATATGGCTATATTGGGGTTATCCATGTTAATTATTGGGTTTATTGGCGGCGCTATTTATTTGATAACGTTAGTATCGTGAACACTTTAATCCCCCTTATTTTAGCAAGTTCATTGCTGAATCCAGAATACGTTACATGCCATTTGTGGAAGTACGTGCGGAATGGCGATGAAATCCTATGTTTATACTCCGGTAAGAATGGGACTTTGGGCTACCATTACCCGACACTTAGTTTTCGAGAATGCCCAAAACAATTTGAATGCCTTTATCAACCAAACTCTAAGGCTAAAGTCAGCCTGAAAGACATATTAAAAGGATTATCAGATGGATTTTAAGACGTTTCTAGAATACAGGATTTTACCCCGGCTGATGATGTTCGTTATGACCATCATGTACATCCGCGTGATTGAATGGGGCATGTCATTAGATGATTTGTCTACACAACAATCCGCGATGATTTCAATATGTTCGGGTTCCATGACGGGCGCGTTTGCTGTGTGGTTAGGATCAGAGAAATGATAGCATTACTAGGAAGCCTATTAGGTTTTGGTAGTTCGTTTCTGCCAGAGATTTTAAACTACTTTAAAGCTAACCAACAACAAGCACATCGTATGGAGATGATGCAGCTTGAAACAGAACTTGCCCAACGTCGATCAGAAATGAAACTTGTTGAGTTGGATAAGAAGGCTGACATTGAGGAAACAAAGGGATTGTATGCACATGACAGTTCAATTGATGCTGGAAGTTTTATCAACGCTTTACGTGGGTCCGTTCGGCCCGTTATCACTTATTTGTTTTTTGCTTTATTCGTTGCCACAAAAGTAGTGATTATGGTTAAAGTAACGCAATCAGGTGGTGATTGGATGCAGGCAGTAGAACTTATGTTCGATTCAGAAACTCAAGGACTTTTCAGCGCAGTCTTGGCATTCTGGTTCGGAAATCGCGCAATATCTAAATATGCAGGGAAATAGTTATGGGATACAAACTAAGCAAGCGAAGTCTATCAAACCTAGACGGTGTGGACGAAAGGCTGGTAACGGTCGTGAAATACGCTGTGGGCGTCACGAAGCAGGACTTCAGTGTGATCTGCGGGTTGAGAACAATAGAAGAGCAACGCGCTCTGGTAGCCAAGGGCGCGTCTCAAACTATGAAAAGTAAACACATTGGCGGTCATGCAGTAGACCTTATGGCATACTGCAACGGTGGTCGTTGGGAGTTGAATCTGTACGACGAAATTGCAGATGCAATGAAAGAAGGTGCCGAGGCAGCGGGAGTTAAAATTCGGTGGGGCGCAGCGTGGACAATAGATGATCTTGGCTGCTACGATGGTACAGCAGAACACGCAATGTGTTCATACATAGATACACGCCGATCTGAAGGTAGACGCCCATTTATTGATGCTCCGCATTTTGAGCTTATGCTATGAAAAAACACGAACAATTTTAGTTTTTTTAAAAAAAACATTAACCCCTACAATTGTTCGGGTTAATGTGCTAGAAATGCAGACAAAGCCTGCTACAAAGCCGACTCCGAGGTAGATAATATGAATAATATGCAAAGTATGGCAGACATGGGACGTTATGGCGATACGCAAGTAGCGCACGTTGCCCCCGGTGAAATGATCGTACCTAGCGAAATTATGCAAAGCAACCCGGCGATGGCGCAAGGCATTGCTGCGGCTTTTGATAATTACGGTGCAGACCCTAACCGATACATGGTTGGTTCACAGCAGAACAGCATAAACCCCATGACGGGACAACCTGAGTTTTTCTTAGGCAACTTGATTAGCGGAATTTTTGGCGGCGGCGGCGGCGGTGGAATTGGTAGCATACTTGGTAGCATACTTGGCAGCAAGGCTGGCAAAGGTGCGTTAGGCAACTTGGCTTTGAGAAAACTACAGGGTAAAAAAGCTGGCCTGCGTGAAGCACTAATCGGTGGCATTGGCGGCGGATTGATGGGCGATGATACTAACTCTGCAATAAATAATTTGTTTGGCGGCGGCGGTCGTGGTGAAGCGGCTGGTGGCTCGGCTAACATTGCTGACATGGTAAAAAATAGACCTAACACCAGTTCAAGGCCGGGATTCACAGAAGCAGCGGTAAATGCGTTAAAAGGTGGAAACAATGATACCGTTGACAGAATTGCAAACAGGTTTGATAACGATAAGCTATTAGGCTACGGCAAAATGGCGTCAAGTATCTTCCCATCACTAAAAGAAGAAGACAGCATTCTAGGCAATATCCTGTCAACCAGAGGCGGCGAGGCGCTTTTGTCTGGTCTAGGCGCAGAGGCTTTTGATCGTCTGTTTGGTAAAGATGAGCCAGACCTTGCTGGACAACGAGCAATGCGTCCATTTGGTCATGGCAATGCAACCAGAATTAACACAATGAGACAGCTTGCACAGGGCGGCGAAACAACACCTGAATACTACCCTCGCAGAGATGGTGGCATTATGCCCAGCGAAGGCTCTGGAACAAAAGACGATGTTCCTGCTATGCTAACGGCAGGAGAATTTGTTTTGACCAAAGACGCAATCAATGGCTTGGGCAATGGCAACCAGCAAGAAGGTATAGCCAGAGCTTATAGCATGATGAACAATCTTGAGAGGAAGTCAGCATGACTGAAACTTTAACAACAGTTAATCGGCGTCCTCAGTATATTGAAGAACGCGAACAACTTCTTCTTGATAAAATATTCGGCACAGCAACAACTGGCGCAGATGGTGTAACCACATATACGGGTGGTTTGCTTGATGCAGAAGAATATCCTGATCTGTTTAAAATACCAGAATATAATATTGCTGGTCAATCAGACGCCGAACTAGCAGCGTTAGGTGCGTTTGACACCGCTGGTGGCCGACAGGAATTTATGGATCGGGCGCAGCCTTACTTTACAGACGCGCAAGGCAGGCCACGGTATCTTGGTGAGGCTGGTAGCGCACTAG